ATCTTACTCACAACAGGCAAGACACTAACTGCACCTACTATCACTGATTCTACAATGAGTATCAACAGTGGTTCTATAACAGGCGCAGTCAACGGAACATTCTCAGGATTCTTAGATATCGAAGGCGACATCGATGTAAATGGTACATCTCATTTAGATGCTGTAGACATTGATGGTGATGTGCATATGCAATCAACACTTCAAGTAGTTGATAATACAACCTTAAATGCAAACCTTACAGTAGACGGAAACACAACATTAGGTAACGCCGCTAGTGATACAATTACATTCACAGGTTATGCAAACTCTCATCTAAGACCAGAAACAACTAATACATATTCATTGGGTTTAACATCAAAGAGATGGTCAAATGTATATTCAAACTTATCAAATGTATCAGGAACTGCAACAGTAGGAACTCTAACAGATGGTACATTGAATATCACTGGTGGCGACATTACAAGTGTCGATGATATAACAGGTGATACTAACTCAGTATTCAAATCAGGTAGTTCTGTAGTTAATAACATTAAAAACTTTGCTGGTACTCACACAATACTAGATACAACATCTGACCACGACAGTAATGCAAACGCAGGTTCTTTGACTGGTACAGTTTCAAGTATTGCAAACCACACAACACAAAACTTAACAGAACATAATTCTAATCTATATTATACAGATGGAAGAGCAGACGCTAGAATCGCATTAAAGAATATAGATTATCTTGCAAATGTAGACCATCCTATTGCGCTTGCAGAAGACCATGTTTTACTGTATAATGATACCACAGACCAATGGGAAAACACACCCATGCGAGAAAGAGTTGAAGATATCGCTGGTGCAATGTTCGCTGGTAATACTGAAACAGGTCTATCAGTCACATACAACGATGATACAGGCAAAACAAATCTAGTAGTAGACAATTCAACTTTCACATTAACAGGTGGAGTCACAGGTACTGCTACTCAGACTGCAAAAGGTAATTTGACAATTGCAACTACTCTTAGAGCTTTGACTAAAGGAGATATTACTTCTACCGAACTTGCTCTAAATGACTTATACGATGTTTCAGATGCAAACAATACTAATGACCAAATTTTAGTTCAAACTGGTTCTTCATGGTCAAATGTCACACTCACCGAGAAAGTACAAGACATTACTGGTGCTCAGATTGCAACCAATGGTACACATACAGGTCTTACAGCAACTTACAATGACGATGACGCTGATGGTGCAATAGATTTAACAATTGCAAATTCAACTTTCACATTAACAGGTGCAGTCACTGGTACCCAGACTCAGACTGCAAAGGGTAATGTATCTATTGCAACTACTCTTACTGCTTTAACTCTATCAGACTTACCATCAATCGACTTAGAAGATTTAGCAAATGTCAATAGTGGTGCAAGTACTGGTCAAATACTAATATGGAGTGGTTCTGCTTGGAACCCTGGTGACCAAGCTGGTAGTACTAGTAATTTAACTGAAGACGCTTCTGCTGTGTTCTTTACAGACAACAGAGTCGCTAAACAATTTAAGTTCGATGCAAGTGGTGATGGAACAATAGCTCAAAATGGTACTGCAAATGTTGAACTAAATAAAGGTATAAAACTCACCTACAATGATAATCCAGACGGTGGTACTAATACAACTACAGATGGTGAGATAACATTAGAAGCTTCAGTGAGTAATGGTATCACTCTAGATGGTAACGACATAGAGTTAGATTATAGTGTGATAACAGACTCAGATTTATCTAGTGGTCTTCCTAGTGGTAGTGGAAAAGAGATAGGTCATCTTTTCTTTTTAATATAGTGAACAAAATATGTCAGACGATATTTTTATAAAACATGATAAGAATGGTGGAACTTTTCAGCAACCCTTTTTAGCCAGAGTACCTGCAGCCGGTCAACAACCGAATATCGCACAAAGAATTTATCAGGTTACTACTCAAGGAACACAACCATTTACATATCAAAGTAGAACACCTACAAATGTTCAGACGCCTAGTAATGCACAAAATCCAATAATTGCTCAAGGTGTCGCACAAAAAACCTATAATCACAGGTCGCCTGCTATATACACAAGTAGGGCGCCTTCAATATACAATATTCAAACACCTTCTACATATCAACATGGAAGTCCGTTGACATATCAACATAGGTCACCGTTTACTTATCAGTTAAATTATCAACATAGAGAACCTTCTACATATCAACATAGAAGTCCTTTGATATATCGTACACCGACTCAGACTAGAACGCCTAGCATCTATACAAATAGACAACCTTTAACATATGAACATAGAAGTCCTTTTACATATGACCACAGAAGTCCTTCAACATATAACCACCAAAGTCCTTCTCGAACACCTTCTACATATCAAAATAGAGAACCTTTAATATATGACCATAGGTCGCCTTATAGAAGTCCGTTTACTTATCAACATAGGTCACCATTTACCTATGACCATAGGTCACCTTCTACATACGATAATAGAGAACCTAGTATCTATCAACATAGAAGTCCAGACACTTATGACCATAGAAGTCCGTTGATTTATCAGCATCAGTCGCCATTTAGAAGTCCGTCAATTTATCAGCATCAATCGCCAAGTACTTATCAGCATCAGTCGCCATTTAGAAGTCCGTCAATTTATCAGCATCAATCGCCAAGTACTTATCAGCATAGTTCACCATTTAGAAGTCCGTCAATTTATCAGCATCAATCGCCGAGTATTTACCAACATAGGTCACCATTTACAACTCCAGTAATTGTCAATACACAAAACTCAAGAAATGCACGAACACCGTTTATCTTTAGTGAATTACAACAGCAAAACATTGGTACTACGACTGCTCCATATACTGAAGTTCATTGTGAGGTTTCAGTTTCGGACCATAGCGGTCTAGAACCTTGGATTGTATTATATTGTGTTGAATCAAGTAATGATGTTAATGTATATGTTTATGCTTCATCTGATGGTATACCACCTGGACAGAATGCTGATGCATATCTGGAAGAAACAAATACCGGCGGTACTCAAAATGGTCAGCAGCAAAGCATTAATGCAAATAGTGCTATTCTTCTATACAAAATAGACGATGCTGGAACTAATTATTCTGTTGCTAGAAGTACCTCTACTCATGGTACCTTCAATGAGGGTACTCTGAGCGGAAACATTTCTACAGGCACTGCAATAACTAGCACTTCTTGGAGTTTTGGTACAACTAATGGTACTTTTACCAAGTGGAAATGTGATAATGCTAGCGGTGGAGATGTTAAGGAGTACGAGACAACTAATACATTTACATTTACAAGTCCAGATGCTAATATGGGAACTCATACAATATCGCTAAAAGTGACTCTGTATTACGAAAACGAAGAACCAGAAGACGATGAAAACGATGATAATAACCAGGAGTAATGTGATATGCCAGTAGGACAACAACCATCCATATACCAACATCCTATTGCTACACAGGTGCAACAACCAGCGCAACAACCTGTTATTAGAAACAAACAACATCCGTTTGAAAGAAATCGACAGCATCAGGCACAAGAACCTGTTATTAGAAACAAACAACATCCGTTTGAAAGAAATCAGCAGGAAAGTAATCAACAACCTAATATTAGAAACAAACAACATCCGTTTGAAAGAAATCAGCAGGAAAGTAATCAACAACCTAATATTAGAAATCAACAAGAACCTAATATTAGAGACAGACAAAATCCGGTTGAAAGAGCTCATCAAACTCCGTATACTGCAAACGCACAAGAACCTGTTATTAGAGACAAACAGGCGCCTAGTATAAGAAGCGCCCAACAGACTGCTCAAGAACCTAATATTAGAAGCGCTCAAAGTCCTTACACCGCAGATGCACAAGCGAATACGCAGAATCCTTTTATTAGAAATCAACAACAACCTACTATTAAAAATAAACAGGAATCTGTTATAAGAAACAAACAGTCTGCTTATCAAGCGAGTAAACAAACTCCTTCTATAACAAGAACACCAGCGAGTCAACAAGAACCTAATATTAGAAGCGCACAAACACCTTCTATTAGACAAGCGCTTAAAAATAAACAACAACCTAATATTAGAAGTCAACAAGAACCTAATATTAGAAATAAGAGAACACCTTCAGCACATAACGCACAATATCTTAATACTCACAATAGACAAGACCCTGTTATTAGAAGGCAACCATTTACATATCCTTTCTCATATAGAAGTCCTTCTATTTACAGAAATCCTACTATTGGTCGACAACCATATATTGCACAAGGTCAGGCGTCTTATAGTTTTCAACAAAACAGACAACAACCATATGGATTCAGGTCTCCGTTTATATTTCAAGCAACAGAGAACTCTAATCGACCAATAACGCCAGTTGCAAAAGTGAAAGGAGTCTTTATAAAAGATAGTGATGGTGTTGTAAAAGCTTCAACTAAAGTCTTTGTTAAGAAAGATAGTTCAACAGTTGAGAAAATTCATCAGGTACCTGCTTTGCCGTTTGACGAATAGGATGACTAAATAGTAATATGGCTATAATCGCAAATTTATTTATCGACCAGGGAACAGACTTTCAAGTTGCTGTAGATGTTTCCGATTCAACAGGACAGGTTTTAAATCTCTCTGGTTATACATCAGCAGGACAAATAAGAAAGACCTATGGTTCTTCAACCATATCTGCCACATTCACTACCAGTAATGAGAATGTTACCGGTAAAGTGACATTATCTTTGACTGATACTCAAACATCAGCATTAGAACCTGGAAGATATGTGTATGATATGAACATAACAAGTGCTGGTGGTATAACAACAAGAGTTGTAGAAGGTCAAGCAATAGTCACACCAGGAGTAACCAGATAATGGCAATAAAAGGCGTAGTATCAAGAGTCGCTACCATAGGTGGCGTATTATCTAACACAACAAATCTAAGAGCAAAACAAGTGACTGTTGGCAACCCAGGCGGTGCAACAGACTTATCTGCTAAATCTATCAATGAACTTGCAGATGTAAACGCATCTGAAACAGATGATGGTCTTCTCTCATATGACCAGTCAACTGATAAGTGGACAACCACCACTACGATAGACGGCGGAACATTCTAAAACACTAAATAATAGTACAAATCAAGGTTGTCGACCAGTGAGACAACGACCCTCATTGTGAGAGGACAGTTTTATATTATGTATTCACGACTCAGGAGTGCTGAGTCACAACAATTAATTTAATTTTTATAGGAAAATAAAAATGGCAACAGTAATTCAAATCAAAAGAAGTACAGGCGCATCTGCTCCGGCGATATCAGATTTATCGGAAGGTGAATTGGCGTATGTACAAGATAGAAGTAATTCTGGTGCATCTGCTAAACTATTCATCGAATCAGTAGATTCAGATAATTCTACAGCCCTAATCCATGCGATTGGTGGTAAGTATTATACTGATATGCTTGCTGGTTCTTCAGCAACACCTGCTAACTTTAAAGTTGGTAATGGTTCTACTGCTGGTGCAACTTTACAAATCATGGAAGATTCCGATAACGGAACAAACTTCGTTGGTCTTAAAGCTGCAGATACTCTTGGTTCTTCAGTAACCTTCACGCTGCCTACCGCAGACGGTTCTGCTAACCAAGTTATAGCAACAGATGGTTCAGGAAATCTTTCTTTCGCTTCAACAACTTCAACCCTTGCTGGTGGTAGTGATGTAAACATCACATCCGCAGGTGATGGTGCGATGTTATTATATGATACAGGAACATCAAAATGGATTGACAATGTAATGTCTGGTGACGCCACTATGGCCGACACAGGTGTTATGACAATCGCAAACAACGCTATCAACGCTGCTAAATTAGCAGATGATGCAGTAGATACTGCAGCTATCTTAGATAGTAATGTGACATTAGATAAGATTGACTTCTTTGTAGACGAAGACAACATGGCTTCTAACTCAGCAGTTAAAGTTCCTTCTCAACAATCAGTAAAAGCATATGTAGACAGTAGTGTAACCGCTTCAGACTTAGATATGGCTGGTGACAGTGGAACAGGTGCAGTAGACTTAGACTCTCAGTCACTAACAATCGCTGGTACAGCAAACGAGATTGAAACATCAATGTCAGGACAAACTTTAACAGTTGGTCTTCCAAACAATGTGACAGTCGCAAATAACTTAACAGTTTCAGGAAACTTAATATCAGACGATATTACAACTGCAACTTTAACAACATCTGGTAACTTAACAGTCACAGGAAACTTGGCAGTTAATGGTACTACAACAACAGTAAACTCAACAACAGTAAATATCGCTGACCCTGTATTCGAAATTGGTTCAGATAGTTCAGACGATAACCTAGACAGAGGTATTAAATTTAAGTACAACTCCGGTGGTGCTAAAATTGGTTTCTTTGGTATGGATGATACAGATGGTTCTTTTGTCGCTCTAACAAGTGCAACAGATAGTTCTTCAGTATTCTCTGGAACTGCTATGGCAGGTAAATTCGGAAACTTAACTCTTGCTAACGCAAGTATGAGTGGAAGTATTGACAGTTATGCAGGTTCAGCTCCTACAGATGGTCAAATCTTAATTGGTGACACATCTTCAGGTTTAATGGATGCTGCTACTCTTACTGCTGGTGATGGTATTGATATCACTAATGGTGCAGGTGCAATTACGATTGCTGCTGAAGTATCAACTGCTTCTAACTTAGGTTCTGTAATTGTCGCTGCTGGCGAAGGTATGGATGTAGCGTACTCAGGTGGTACAGCAACCATTACTGGAGAAGATGCAACGACATCTAATAAAGGTATCGCTAGTTTTGCTAGTGCTAACTTTACAGTATCAAGTGGTGCAGTTACCATTACTGCTATTGACGGTGGAACATTTTAATTAATATTCTTTAACACACTTTCAATAGGAGATAGAAATGGCAACAGTTATACAGTTTAAAAGAAGTTCGACTCAGAACGCAGTTCCTGGTACTGGTGATTTATCACTAGGGGAATTGGCTGTCAATACTTATCACGGTAGATTTTATACCGAGAAGAATGATGGTTCTGCTGCTGTTGTAGAGATTGGGTCTAACCCAACATCTCTACAGATTAATGACGCTATAACATTTCCAACCAGTGATGGTTCAAATGGACAAGTTCTTCAAACCAATGGTTCAGGAACAGTTTCATTTGCAACTTTAGGTGGTTCAGGTGTTTCAATTTACAAATACACCGTTTCGGGTAACCAAACTGTATTTACAGGTAACGATGATGACAGTAATGCATTGTCTTATACTGTAGGTTCAGAACAAGTATTCCTTAATGGTGTTAAGTTAGTTGATGCTGGTGCAGATTATACTGCAACCAACACCACAACAATCACACTGGAAGAAAATGCAATTGCAGGTGATACATTAGAAGTAGTAGCAGTTACCGCTGCTAATTTAGTACAAGGATACTATACAAATAGTGTCTTTAGTGCAACTACTGCTAATCAAGTATTATCAAGTAATGCAGTATCTAATAAAGGTATTAAATATGTTATTACTGCCACTCATGCGAGTGCAGGAACACATTCAGCCGAAGTATTATTAATCAATGATGGATCCAATGCATATTTCGTTCAATATGGCGATATATTCAGTACTGCTTCATTATTTTCGTTGACAGCTGATGTTAATTCAGGAAACATGAGACTCTTATGTACACCTGCTAACACCAACACAACGGTTAATACTTTCCAAATAAGACAATCATAGGGGGATAGAAAATGGCTATAACAAGAAGTTTTAAACTCGCTGAATTCATCCGTCACATGTCTTATAACTCTAGTACAGATAGAATAGAAACAGGTAAAGAGATTCAAGACGAGAATACAACAACAGGTGGTATCACTAAAACTGCTACTACTGAATTCTCACTTGATAACTTTGCTCATGCTACCTATAGAGCTGCGAGATATATCGTGGCGATGTCAGAGGGAAGTAATTTCCACTCAACAGAGATAATGTTAGTACATGACGGTTCTACCGTGACATTAACACAATACGGAACGCTTAAAGATACTAACTTAGCGACATTTGATGCAGACATTAATGGAGACAATGTTAGACTACTATGTACACCGGCGGGTACAAACTCAACGGTTATTAAGTTTAACAGAACTACAGTCGAAGCTTAAATTCAGTAATATATTATGAAAAGGGGGACTTTAGAGTCCCCTTTTTTTTGTCGGTAGATAAATTACATAAATAACACCATGGCATCGAAAGTAAAATTTTTCGCAGATTTAGGTGTACAGTCAAAACTAAACACCCAAGTAGATGGCGATTTAACAGTTGCAGGTGACTTAACGGTTACAGGGACAACTTTAACAGTCAATTCTACAACGACATCTGTTGGCGACTCAATGTTTGAGTTCGCAAATCAAAATACTAGTTCAGACCTAATCGATATTGGTTTCTACGGAAACTACAACGATGGTTTATCAGATGGTGGTGCATCTGAGTACACAGGTCTATTCAGAGATGCATCGGATTCTACATGGACATTATTCGATGGTTTAGAGGTAGAACCAGGAACTACAGTTAATACTAGTGGTTCTGGTTATGCACTTGCTGATTTAAAACTTGGAGATTTAACTTCTTCAACACTAACAGCAGGTGGATTATTATATCCAACTTCAGATGGTTCTAACAACCAAGTCTTAATGACTAATGGTTCTGGTACTTTATCTTTTCAAGATGCTGGTTCAGGACTTACTTCTGGTACAGTGACTACAACATCGACTACTATCACAAATTTAGATACAATGGCGATTGCAAGTTATAGAGGTGCAAAGTATACTATAACAGTCTCAGACGCTACTGGTGGTGATTATGAGATAACAGAGGTTCATGTAATACACGACGGTACTAACGCAAGTATAACGCAGTTTGGTACAGTCCTACAAGGTACATCTAGTGAGTTAGGAAGTTTCTCAGTAGATATCAACTCGGGCAATCTCAGATTGAGAGTCACTTCTGCCAGTACAAACTCCACAGTTTATAATTTTAAGCGAATAGACCACGCTGTATAAAATAGTTATAACTAATTGAATTTTATTAGGGAAAATGAGGTCTTTAGAACGACACCAATCTATAAATAATAGTATTAATTACTAATACTTTTACAAAAGGACACAAGCAATGGCAACAACACAAACATTTGTAATCGAGTATGGGTTATCAGTAGGGTCATCTGAAGTCATAAATTCAAGTGGAAAAATCGTACCAGGTGCGTTATCCAATGTGGATTCAGACGATATAACAGAAGGTTCAACTAACCTGTATATGACTACTTCAAGATTCAACTCTTCATTTGATACGAGACTATCTAACGCCACCATTGATGGAGGCACTATCTAATGACAAGTAAAAATTTCATAATCAAAAATGGTCTAACAGTAGGAACTACTGAGGTCATAACATCTGCTGGTTTAATTACTGGCGCCGCTGTCAACGAGGCAGTTGACGATAGAGTTGATTCTCTACTAACTGCTGGAACAGGTATCTCATTAACATATGATGACGCTGCTGGCACACTAACAATTAACGGACAACAAGGTGACATCACAGGTGTGAACGCTGGTGCTGGTTTAACTGGTACTGCAAGTTCAGGTGATGCAACACTAAACATTGGTGCTGGTACAGGTATTACTGTAAATGCAGACGATATTGCAGTCAACTTCAAAGATGAAGATGACATGTCTTCAAACTCAGCAACTCATGCCGCTACTCAACAATCAATTAAAGCATATGTAGATGCAAGTATTCTAACAAAAGACAATACAGACGAGATTACAGAAGGTTCAAGTAATTTATACTTCACAAATACAAGAGCAGATGCAAGAATTACAAACGCATTAGTTGATGAAGATGATATGTCTAGTAATAGTGCTACTAAACTTCCAAGTCAGCAATCAGTTAAAGCATATGTTGACGCTCAAGTTGCAACAGTTCCAACTGGAGACATAACAAGTGTAGTCTCAGGAACTGGTCTAACAGGTGGCGGAACAAGTGGCGATGTCACTGTAAATGTTGTTGCAGGTAATGGTCTTATCGCAAATGCAAACGATGTGACAATCGATACTTCGATAACAGCAGATTTAACTACTGCACAAAACTTAACAAACAAAACAATAACGACTCCAATTCTAAATGGAACAGTTTCGGGTACTGCTGTCTTAGACCAAGACAATATGGCTTCTAATAGTAATACTCATCTTGCAACGCAACAATCAATCAAGGCATATGTAGACTCTTCAGTTGCAGGTAAAGATAATACAGACGAGATTACAGAAGGTTCAAGTAACCTATACTTCACAAACGAAAGAGTAGACGATAGAGTAGATGCTCTACTAACTTCTGGTGTCAATGTCGCTATGACATATGACGATGCAAATGGAAGTTTAGAGATTAGAGTACCTTACGAGAATATACAAGATACAGTTGGTGCTCAAATTGCAACCAATGGTACACATACAGGTCTTACTGCATCTTATGACGATGCAAACGATGGTGCAATCGACCTTGCAGTATCAACATCACATGTTAGAGGTTTAATATCTGCTGGTGGTGACTTATCATACAACAGTTCAACTGGTGTAATTAGTTTCACAAACGATGCTGGTGATATTTCTTCAGTAGTTGCTGGAACTGGTATGACTGGTGGGGGAACTTCTGGTGATGTGACAGTTAATGTTATTGGGGGAGACGGTATTACTGCAAACGCAAATGATATCGCATTGTCTTCTTCAGTCGCTGGTAATGGTCTTTCATTCTCAAGTGGTGTTCTTGCAGTAGGGGTTGACGATAGTTCAATCGAATTAGATTCAGATGCAGTTCAAGTAAAAGCACTTGGTGTCACAAATGCCATGTTGGCAGGGTCTATCAATGAAGGCAAACTTGCAGGTGGTATTACAAACGCAAAACTTGCTAATTCTTCAATCACTATTGATGGTACAGCAGTATCACTTGGTGGTAATATAACTACAACAAATACACAATTAACAACAGAACAAGTCGAAGACATTGTTGGTGGTATGTTAGATGGTACCGAAACAGGTATCTCAGTATCATACGATGATACAAATGGTAATCTTGACTTTGTTATTGGTGATAACGACATTACTAATGCCATGTTGGCAGGGTCAATCAATCAATCCAAACTTGCAGGTTCAATTACAAACGCAAAACTTGCTAATAGTACGATAACAATTGATGGTCAATCAGTTGCATTGGGTGGTTCAGTCACAACAACTAACACTCAATTATCAACAGAGAATGTACAAGATATCGCTGGGGCGATGTTCTCAAGTAATACTGAAAGTGGTATTACTGCAACATATCAAGATGCAGATGGCACAATTGATTTGAATGTTAGTGACCCAACAATATCCTTGACAGGCGATGTGACAGGTTCTGCTACAATGACCAATTTAGGTGATGTTAGTATCTCTACTACAGTCGCTGCTAACTCAGTCGCACTTGGAACAGACACAACAGGTAATTATATTGCAGGTGTAAGTCAAGGAACTGGTGTCTCAGTAAGTGGTTCTGGAGAAGGTGCAACCGCAACAATCTCTATTGGACAGGCAGTTGGAACATCAAGTAATGTTCAATTTGGAAACTTAGTTCTCACAGGCGACTTAACAGTTAATGGTTCAACAGTAACCAATTCGGCAACAAATACAACTATCGAAGACCAACTTATAGAGTTAGGGACAGGTAATAGTGGTTCTGCTTCAGGCGATTCAGGTTTTGTTATCGAAAGAGGAAGTGATGCCAATGTATTTATTGGTTGGGATGAAAGTGCTGATGCAGTCACATTCGGAACAGGAACATTTACAGGTGCATCAACAGGTGATTTAACGATTACCCCAAGTGCAGTAAACACTGGCGCATTGACAATTACAAATGCAACAAACAGTGGTGGCACAGCGAGAAACATATATCAGTCAACATCAGCACCAGGCGGAAGTGATGGCGCAGTTGGCGATTTATGGGTTCTTTACTCTTAATAAATAGAATAGTATTTTAAGGACTATATAATATGGCGACAGGCTCACAAAAGGTAAAAACACCAACCGGTTGGAATGCAACCCGAGGTGCATGGGTAAAAACAGACTCAGGCACATGGAAAGCTGCAGACCAGATTTATGTAAAGACGCCTACCGGTTGGAATAATGCTTCTGGACAACAGAGTGTTCAACAACCTTATCCTTATATCGCAAACGCACAAGAACCCAATATAAGAAACAGACAGAATCCTTATCCTTATATTGCTAATGCACAAGAACCTAATATAAGAAACAAACAGAATCCTTATCCTTATATTGCTAATGCACAAGAACCTAATATTAGAGATAGAAGACAACCTGCGATTTATCAAAATCCAGTAAATGCACAAGAACCTAATATTAGAAATCAACAAGAACCAAATATTAGGTCACAACAAGAACCTAATATTAGAAATGCTAGACAACCTGGCACATATCAACATAGGTCACCTTCTACATATAGAGACCCTAGAACATATCAGGATCCTTCTACATATAATCATAGAAGTCCGTTGACATATCAACATAGAAGTCCGTTGACATATCAACATAGGTCACCATTTACATATGACCATAGGTCACCTTCTACATATAGTAATAGACAACCTAATACATATGACCATAGGTCGCCTTATAGAAGTCCGTTCATCTATCAACATAGGTCACCATTTACATATGACCATAGGTCACCGTTTACATATCGTAATCCGTTTACTTATAATCACAGGTCTCCTTTAACATATGACCATAGGTCACCTTATAGAAGTCCGTTTACATATGACCATAGAAGTCCGTTGACATATGACCATAGGTCGCCTTATAGAAGTCCGTTCACTTATCAGCATAGAAGTCCGTTGACTTATCAACATCAGTCACCGAGTATCTATCAGAATCCAAGTACCTATCAGAACAGACAACCTAGTACTTATCAGCATCAGTCGCCAAGTATTTACCAGAATCCGAGTACCTATCAGAACAGACAACCTAGTAGTTATCAGCATCAGTCGCCAAGTATTTACCAGAATCCTAGTACTTACAACAATAGACAACCTGGTACATATGACCATAGGTCACCTTATAGAAGTCCGTTTACTTATCAACATAGGTCGCCATTTACATATGACCATAGGTCACCGTTTACATATCGTAATCCGTTTACTTACAACCATAGGTCACCTACTACATATAATCACAGGTCACCATATACATATGACCATAGGTCGCCTAGTACATATCAACATAGGTCACCTAGTACATATCAGGCAAGACAACCTAACGCTGCTAGAAACCCATTTAGTGCAAGACAACCATTTACATACGACCATAGGTCGCCTAGTTCATATAATCACAGGTCACCTAGTACATATCAGGCAAGACAACCGAATAGTGCTAGACAACCATTTAGTGCAAGACAACCGTTCACTTATCAGGCAAGACAACCAAACTCTGCTAGAAACCCATTTAGTGGAAGAAATCCTTTCACTTATCAACATAGAACGCCTTCGATTGCAAACAATCAGTCTCCTGCATCTTATGGATACAGAAATCCGTTTACCTTTGGTGGTGGAGGAGGAGGCGGAGGTTGCTTCGCTCCAGGTTCAATGATATGGTTAGGCGATGGTTCACATGCACCTATCGAGTCATGTGTTATTGGTCAATGGGTCATGTCTTGGAACGAAAGTACTAAATTACTTGAACCTAAGAGAATACAACAAATTAATCCTCAACCAATCAGTTCTATATGGGATATAACATTCTCAGATGGTAGAATTCTACAGATGACTGATACTCACCCATTGATGCTACCAAATGGCGAATGGGGTGCATTTGATGTTGAGAAATCAGTCAAAGAACATAGTTGGATGGAAGATATAGAAACACATGAACTTACAGTTGGAGATAGTGTATTCAGTATGTTAGATGGAATAATGTTTGATAGACAGGATGAAATGGGACTAGAGATAGTATCAGTAGAAGAACATTCAGAAATGGAAGTTTATAACTTAACTGATATTGAAGATAACTCGAACTTCTTTGTTAATGGAATGTTAGCACATAACTTTAACAACCAAGGTCTACCAATTGGGCAAAAATAATGAAGATGATAATTAAATTAAGATTAGGGAGTAAAATCTAATGCCACAGCAACCTCTAATTGGCATCGCTCAATCGCCAAGCACTTCTAATGTGCAAACTCCGTCTATTGCTAATGGCCAGCAACCTTATACTGGTCAACAACCATTTACATATCAGTCGCCATATATTGCATCTGGTCAGACTCCTTATACTGGTCAGACTCCTTATACTTTCCAGAGTCCTTATATTGCGAATAATCAACAACCTAATATTAGAAATAATCAACAACCTACTATTAAGAATGGTCAGACTCCTTATACTGGTCAACAACCTTATACTTTCCAGAGTCCATACATTGCGAATAATCAAGAACCTAATATAAGGAACAATCAGCAACCCAATATTAGAAGCATACAACAACCTAATATTAGAAACCAACAAGAACCTAATATTAGAGATGCTCAGTCACCTAGTAATGCTCAGCAACCTACAATTAAGAACAAACAAGAACCTAATATAAGAGATTCTCAACAGTCTGCTCAAGAACCAAATATCAGAAACTTTCAGACTCCTTACATTGCTAATGCACAAGGGGCTAGTGCAGCTCAAGAACCTAATATCAGAAATGCACAAACACCTTATATTGCAAACAGACAAAACACTGCAAATGCACAAGAACCTAATATTAGAAACAGACAAACACCTTATATTGCAAACGCACAAACCACTTCAAATGCACAAGAACCAAACATAAGGTCACAACAAGAACCTAATATTCGTTCAGCGCAACAGTCAGCACAAGAACCAAACATAAGGTCACAACAAGAACCTAATATTAGAAACAAACAGCAGAGTGCTCAACAACCTACTATTAAGAATCAACAAGAACCTAATATTAGAGATGCTCAATCACCTAGTAATGCTCAACAACCTAATATTAGGGCAAAACAAGAACCTAATATTCGTTCAGGTCAAACGGTAACGCAAGAACCTAATATTAGAAATGCACAATCTCCGTATATTGCTAATGCACAAAATCCGTTTATTAGAAATGCTCAAGAACCAAACATAAGGTCACAACAAGAACCTAATATTAGAGCTCAACAAGAACCTAATATTAGAAACAGACAAACAACAGCGAACTATCAGAATCCTGTAAATGCTCAGAATCCGTTTATAAGAAATAATCAGACTCCATTTACATATGACCATAGAAGTCCGTTGACATATGACCACAGGTCTCCTTTAACATATGACCATAGAAGTCCGTTTACTTACAGAAATCCTGCAAATAGTCAGACACCTCTTACATATCAACATCAGAGTCCTTCTACATATGCTAGACAAGGTCAAACACCAACGACTTATCAACATAGAAGTCCTTCTACATATGCTAGACAAGGTCAGACACCAACGACTTATCAACATAGGTCACCTAGTACATATGCTAGACAAGGTCAAACACCTGTTATCCGTTGGGATGGTTCATTGTCACAAACATGGCCAGGAACACCTGTTAATTCCTAATCACTAAATATTAGTGTAGAAATTAAGGAACTATATTATGAGCGTAAAATCAGACTCACTCGAGCACACAAAGGAACTTCTCAAAGATTGGGATCCAACAGATAAGAACACACATGTTCAGTTGGGTTCTTTTGATGTATCAAAAGATTATAAAGAAACAGAAGCATATAAATCTTTAAAATGGGTGACAGCGAACAAAACAGGAAAATTAAAACAGGTCAAATGGGGTGATATGACTAAGTTAATCAAGGAACAAAAGTTTCTTGGTTGGAACAAACTACAATCTCATTCATGGGCATATCATTACTTTCTTTCTAAAGGATACACTGCACCACCCGAAAATCCAAAACCAGGAATTGCAGGTATGGATTTTAAAAATTCAAATGATGAATATCAAAAGATAGAAGAATTTACAGGTACTAAGTTAAGCGAACAACAAGATGGTAGTCTTAATGCTGTATATTATCATGGTGCAAAGGCACATTGGTTAGTCGATAGTATCAGAAAAGAAGGTCTATGGAATGCAATTCAAGGTACTGTAGCTACAGCAGGTATGAACTCCAGAGATGAACGAATGTATCAATTATCTATACATCCAGGTTCTGTTCGTTCAGGTGTTTTCGAAACTATGGATGACCCAGACTTAGATTTATGGATATGGGATGACCACGATGCTATACCTCTTCCAGAAACACCCATAGATGAAATGATTGAGGAAATGAAGTCGCAACTTGTAGAAAGAAATGCAGCCCACTACTCAATGTCGTTTTCATTCACTCGTGGATATTTAGAAATACATAGTGACTTATTGAAGATGAACTTCAGAGGAGATGTGACAGACTTCAATAAAAAAGTAAATAAACTTTCTGCTGGCAAACCCTTGACAATCTATGTCGGATATGATAGTAGACACAAAGACATTGCAGAACTAAGTGCTAAATGTCTTAAGAGTAGTATATTATTTGGAGCAGGTCGTGGTGATGTACATGATATATTAGGAGATTGGACTCCTGAGATAAAGTTTCTTGACATATCAAAGATTCCAGAGTATAATAGAGAGTATGCAGCTCAATCAACAGAGTTCACATATAGTAGATTCTTAATTCCTTACTTAGAAAACTATGAAGGATTTAGTATTTTTATTGATGATGATATACTATTCAATGAAAGTATCTTACCAATGTTCTACTACTTAGATTTAGATGATGCAGTTGCATGTGTTCAGTATGATTTTGATACTTATGCTGAAACAAAATTTAACGGTGAAAAGAATGTATCTTATCCTAAAAAACTTTGGTCATCATTAATGATATTTAATAATGGTCATGAAGACTGTAAAAAACTTACACCAGAAGTTATCAATACTGAAAGTGGTAAATATCTACATCAATTTGAATGGACAGATAAGATATCAGAAATACCAGAATGGTATGTTATAACTGAGGGGCATGATACACAGGAAGAAAAGTGGCGTGCTTGTGCTATACATTATACTAGAGGCGGTCCTTGGATTGAAGGTATGGATACTTCTGAAATAGAACACCTAAATATGTATGAAAGATTTAAAAACAAACATCAAAACTAAATTATGGAGTTGTTATGAATATGTTAATTTATTGTGAGAATGGTCATCTCACTATTAGAAAACCAAATGGCCTAGAATGGAGACATGATAATGTCGATAAACCTAATTTGGGGTTTGAGTATGATGTTCTTATCTATGATGACATCGAAGTCAAGATTATGGAATGGAAAGACAATGTTCAGTTTGATGAACAAGAAAAAATTTCATTAACAGATGTTGAGTTAGATGCAATCGAAAACTACATTGAAAATTCTGTTCCACCTTCCGATGTGACATTATCCAATCAATACAGTCAACAAATTAATGATGTTGGTAGAAATTACTTAGACCAACAAATTCAATCTTATGGATTTGAAAGTCTGGTAGATGTTATGGCTGCAGGTAGAGATGGTTCAAATCATCCTTTAAGGTCAGATGCAAGAAGAGTATTGGAATACTATGATGTACTGTGGAACATCTATGTAAATGTTATGAATGATGTAAAATCAACTAGAGAAGATTTACTTCCAGATGTAGAAGAATATATTAATAGATTCCCACCTCCACAAAAAGCATTAATAGAGTAGTTTATGTCCCTAGAAATAGTCAAGGTAGATAAACCTTTTACTATTAAAGACTTTCCTTTAGGAAATAAAGTCTATGTAATCGATGATTACTTAGAGACTTCTATACATCGATGGATTCATCGTAAAACTTCTGAAGGTCCTAGGTGGGCTAAACAAAATCAAGTAAACGCACAACATCCCACAGGTTTACCTCATCATCAACTTTGGGGTGCATCATTCTTTAAAACAGATGATTATGGTAATCCAGAAATGGAATATGGAGAAACAACCGAAAGTGTAGAACACGCTAGATGGTTGAACAGAAGAATATGTACAGACTTTGGTTTTAAATGGAAAAGATTTCAGTATATGGGAACCAATTCTCAAACTCATGGTCAACATGGTACAACTCATTGTGATTGTGATGAACAAGATGAATGGAACCTATCATTTCTATATTACTACAATAAATTCTGGAATCCTGCATGGGGTGGAGATTTAAGATTTTATGATAAAGGTGTTTATCAAGCCGGTTTAGATGGAAGAGAAGAACACATAGAAAAACATTCTATAGGAAGTATAGAGTTTAAACCAAACAGATTGTTAATGTTTGATGGAAGAATACCACATGGTGCAGATGCACCAACAGAACGAGCTCGATATGCAGATAGATGTTCTATCGTACTTAGGGGTGACGAGATAGAACTAGTAGATAAGGAAGAATTATATAATGCCAACGATAGATTTCACTACATTTAACGAAGAGAGTCTTAGAGACTGGAAACCAGTTCTTGCTAAATCGTTAAGTCCTGATTGGTGGAAAAAGATGAAAGTCTTTCAACACGATAGAGGACAAAGAATACAGACTATTCGTGCTTGTCCGGCAATGGATGATTGGTTAAAATCTGGTTGGTATATTCTTGCAAATAGAGATATGGAAGTTGTTTTTGATAACGGCAAAACATATACTCAAGAATTTGGCAAAGAGGTTTCACAATCTCAAGCATCTCCTTCTCATCCTGCAGCTCAGTTTGCACACTCATTCAGTTATTTGGGGGAAGAAGGTCCAATTAAAGATGCATTTAAAATGAGAAATGCTTGGAATATAATAACGCCAAAAGGTTATTCTTGTTTCTATTTAGACCCCTTTTTATTTCAAAACAATCATTTTGCAACATGGCAAGGTGTTATAGATACAGATGACTTTAATATCAATCAAGACAATTCACAAATTATTTTCTATCCTAAAGTTAGTCATTCGTTTGTTATACCAAAAGGAACTCCCCTAGTTCAAGTTATACCTTTTAAAAGAGAAGAATGGGTATCGACTTATCAGTTAAAAGACACTGCTGGATGGCACAAAGATAGAACCGAAGAAAGAGTACAAGAACTTCCTAGCATGGACCAAGTAAACAGAGAGAAGTACGATAAACTATTAAAAGAGAAACCCAACAATATGGGTGCATATAGAAGTGAAGGACATTGGAAACAAAAAGGTAAGAATTTCAAAGAAATGGAACCTCCACCAGAGTGTCCATTTCATAAAGGAGAAATAGATGGCGATTAAATTATTTAGTCCAGCAGTAATTTGTATTAGAGAATGGTTATATAATCCAGAAGACAAAGTGGAAGGATTGACGCCAGAGTATTTTCAAATGTTGAAGGATGAAATGGACGCTATGAGAACTAGAGACCGTGAAGGTAGAAGAAGGTCTAATAAAGGTCTCGGTTGGCAATCAAACGATGGTATCGATAACAATCCCATATTCAATAAGTTGATGAGACAAATTAAAAGAACAGTGACGGAAGAGATTATGGGTTATTGTGGATTTGAAAAAGGAACTGCTCAATGTGTTATGCATAACTCATGGGGAAACATAAACTATCCAGGTGGATATAATGCACCACATTTACATAATGGTTGTACTTATTCTGGTGCATGTTATATTAGGGCAGACGGAGACGAGGGAGATATTAAGTTTATAGAAACAACTAAACACTATGTTGGAATGGCTCTATCTTCACCTAGAATGGAAGAATCTTGGGGTTGGCAACCAAAAACTGGAGACATACTTTTATTTCCTAGTGGCACCATGCATATGGTTGAACCAAACACGACAGATAAAGATAGATATAGTATATCGTTTAATATAGAGATTCAACATCCCGATGGAGAAACTCTTATTGAAGAGAATGGCGAAGAATGGCATAAAGAAAACATGGGTTTAGTGTTCAGAACAGATAGATTTGGTAAGTTGATACAGTAGTCATATTCATAAATAACAATATGGATATAGTCATAGACCCACACTTACTTTGGAATATTGTTCTTACTGTTGTAGTAGTTCCTGTCGGATGGATGATTCGAGGAATCTTTGCTGAACAAAAGAGAATGGATATTCTTATCAATAAAACAAGAGAAGAAATCGCCAAGGATTATGTCACTAGAGAACAGATGGAGAAGTCTTTTCAGAGAATTATCGATTCTATAGAGCGTATAGATGAGAAGATAGATAGACTACAAACAAAAACTTTTTTCCAAGATTAGAATTCATATAAATAGTAGTATAAACAGGAAATACTACTATGGCAACTCCAAACAGTAAAGCAACATTCAAAGAGTACATCAAAAGAAAACTTGGTGCACCTGTTCTGGAAATCAACATCGATGAAGACCAGTTTGATGATAGAATAGACGAAGCACTTCAATACTTCTACAATTATCATTACGATGGAACGATTAAATGTTATCTAAAACATCAGATGACAGGTACCAAAAAACAAACAATGAAGAGTGATGAATCATTCACTGAAAGCGCAGCTGGTACTCACGCATATACAGACGAACAATTCAAACAACAACAAAATTACATTGTTCTTCCAGAGTTTGTTATGGCAGTTATGAACATATTTCCATTCAATGATAAGTCAGCGCTCAACATGTGGGACATTAGATATCAGTTAAGATTAAATGATTTATATAGTATGAACGCTACTAACATGTTGCACTATGAAATGGTTCAACAACAGATTCAAACAATGAATCACATTCTTATTGGTAGAACACCAATCAATTACAATCAACATCAAAACAGATTATACTTACACATGGACTCAAACTTTGTACATGAAGGTGAGTATATTGTTATTGAATGTTATAGAAAGATAGACCCAAATAACTTTACAGATGTATACAATGACATGTGGTTAAAAAAATATGCAACTGCATTATGTAAATATCAGTGGGGAGAGAACTTATCTAAATTCTCAGGTATCGCATTACCAGGTGGTGTGACACTAGATGGACAACAGATGAAACAAGAGGCACAAGAAGAAATAACAAGACTCGAAGAAGAGGCAAGACTAAATCATGACATGTTACCCATGGACATGATGGGCTAATAAATTATGGCAACAAATGTATTTTTTAATCATGCAGTAAATTCTGAACAACATCTCTATGAAGATTTAGTTGTTGAGTCTTTAAGAATGTATGGTCACGAGACAATGTATCTACCTCGACAAGTTATCGAAGAGGATAGTATACTCAATGAAGATGTGCAATCTAAATTTGGTGATGCATACTCAGTTGAAATGTACATTGAGAATACAGATGGTTTCGAAGGCGAAGGCGACCTTATGTCTAAGTTTGGTTTACAGATTAGAGACCAGGCGACCTTTGTTATATCATTAAGAAGTTGGGAAAGATTCATCTCACTAGACTCAAATCTCGCAACATCATTTAGACCAAACGAAGGAGATTTAATCTACTTCCCTCTTAGTGGTTCTATGTTTGAAATTAAATTTGTAGAACATGAAGACCCTTTCTATCAAGTAGGTAAACTGTTTGTATTTAAACTAAGATGTGAACTGTTTGAATACAGTCAAGAAGATTTCGATACTGGAATTGGTGACATAGACTTGATAGAAGATGAACAAGCATACTCATTGAATATGACAATGAACAATGGTAATGCAACAGACTATATTGCGAATGAAACTCTCGCACTCAATGGTACAGTTGTTGCAGAAGTTGTATCTTGGAATCAACCGACAAGTAAACTTCTCGCAAAAGATATCACAACAACACTACAAGTTGGCGATGTATTAAATGGTGCCAATGGCGCAACATTTACTATCTCATCTATAGACGATAGAATGACATTCAACAATGATGCAGCCGCTCAGAACTTAGACTTTGAGAATAAAGATTCATCATACTTAGACTTATCAGAAACAAACCCATTTGGTGAACCATAATGTTCGGTACATATTTTTACAATGAAACTATTAAACGATGCGTATCAGTATTTGGTACAATGTTTAATAACATTCAATTCAAGAAAATCAAATCAGACGGAACAGTCTTATCTTCTCCTATGGTACCAATATCATATGGTCCTAAACAAAAGTTTTTAGATAGAATTGCTGAAGAGGCGAATCTATCAGATAGAAATAGGAGTGCAATATCGTTGCCAAGGATGGCATTTGAATTGACAGGTTTTGAATATGATGTACAGAGACAACAGAACAAACTCATAAGGGCAGTCAAACCTATAATGGAAACAAATGGTAAAAAAGGTTTTCAATACGCACCTGCACCTTACAATCTAAACTTCACATTAACTATTCTAACTAAGAATATGAATGATGCATTGCAAATCGTAGAACAGATACTACCTTACTTTCAACCAGAATATACAGTCACCATGAAGATGGTTGATGATATGGCAGACCATAGAGATGTACCCATAATATTAAACTCAGTATCATTTCAAGATGACTATGAGGGTTCAATGGAAGATAGAAGAGTTATAGAATATACTTTAGACTTTACAATGAAGACATACTTCTTTGGTCCTATCTATACAGGCAATATCATTAAGAATGTTATTGAAAGAACTTATATTGGAGATGGCAATAAAACATTTACATCATCAAATATAGGTGTATCAGGACTTGTTAAAGAAGTTAAACACTATGAACCTGCATTCCAAGAGTTATCAAATGCAGTAAGTGACCTAAACATAATCACCTTCCCTAGTGCAATAAATAGTAAGATAAGTGTAGGAGATGAAGTATTTGGTACCAACTTAGATACCAATCCCACAATAACCACAATTGCAACTAACAGAGAACAAATAACAGTTTCGGCTGCTGTGAACATGACCGATGCTAGTAATAAATTACTCTTTGTTGGTTCAGTCGATGCAGACGATACTTTCGTTGTTGCAGAGAATGTATCTTTCTATGACGATGGTGTCAAAGATGATTACAGTGAAGAAGACAATAGTTAATTATGAATGAAATAGATGAAAATAATAGATAATGCATTAGACCAAAACTACTTTAATGAACTAGTAGATAAATTTACTCATCCAACTTTTCCATATTTTTTAAATACAGTCAATAGAGATGGTGATGAGATACAATTTGTACATGCATTATACTTTGACAATCAACCTCAGAGTGATGCATATGAGTGGATTGAACCATTATTAGATAAATTAAATGTTTGTTCTTTAGTGCGATGTAAACTTAATATGTTGCCAAGAACTGATACAATTATAAAAAATGAATTTCATGTGGACATTGAGACTGCACCAAAAAATTTAAAAACTGCATTGTTATACTTAAATACAAATAATGGATATACTATGCTAAAAGAATCAGATGAAATAGAATGTATTGATAGTGTTGCGAATAGAATATTGATGTTTGATGGACATACACAACACACAGGTACAACCAATACATGTAGTAAAAAATATAGACATGTACTGAATATAGACTATTTCGAGGCAATAACATGAATGATATAGATGAAAAATTAGATGACCTTTTAAATATAGAATCGGACATCAAAGAAGAAACAAAGATAGTTAAACTTCCTTCTCGACATGAGAACATGGAAACAGATTACAAATACGCTAGAGAAAATCTGTATGGACTCGTAGAAAGAGGACAAGATGCAATCGAAGGCATACTACAATTATCAAAAGAAACAGAACACCCTCGTGCATACGAAGTTGCAGGTCAGTTAATTAAAACAGTAGGTGAAACAGCAGAGAAACTTATAGATTTACAGAGTAAATTGAAGAAGTTAGAGGGCGAAGAACAACAGAAGATAGGACAACAACACAATCATTTGTATGTTGGGTCAACTTCTGAATTACAAAAGTTCCTTAAGAAGAACAAAGACTAAAATATGGTTCAAGCGAAGAACGAAGGTTACTTAGGTAACAATTTAATCAAAAGAGCAGGTGTAGAAACAAAGTATACACCAGAAGAGATAGCAGAATATCAAAAATGTTCTGAGGATCCTTGCCACTTTATACAAAATTATTGTCAGATTATATCACTAGATGAAGGTCTAGTACCGTTTAAACTTCGTGGATATCAAGATAAACTCATAAATCATTTTAATGACAATAGATTCAGTGTCATTCTTGCCGCCAGACAGAGTGGTAAATCAATTACATCATGTGCATATCTTTTATGGTATCTATTGTTCACTCCAGAAGTCACCACAGCGATTCTGGCGAACAAAGGTGCGATTGCCAGAGAGATGGTGTCTCGTATTGTAACCATGTTGGAGACCGTGCCATTCTTCTTACAACCAGGCGTAAAGATTCTAAACAAAGGAAACATCGAGTTCGGCAATGATAGTAAACTGGTCGCAGCTGCCACATCTTCATCGTCCATTCGTGGTATGTCAATTAACATGTTGTACCTTGATGAGTTTGCTTTCGTAGAAGATGCAGAGACATTTTATACTGCTACATATCCTGTTGTCACATCTGGTAAAGATTCAAAAGTTATTATCACATCTACTGCAAATGGTGTGGGTAATATGTTTCATAAGATATACGAAAGTGCTATACATGACCAATCAGAGTATAAATCATTCACTATTGGTTGGCAAGATGTGCCAGGTCGTGATGAAGAGTGGAAGAAACAGACTATTGCAAACACCTCAGAGGCACAGTTTGAACAAGAATATGGCAACAGTTTCTTAGGTACTGGTAATACTCTTATCAATGCAGATACATTATTGGGTATGAGAGCAGTAGATGGCGAATGGAAAAAAGATGGTTTAATAGTATATGATACGCCAAAACAAGACCATAACTATGTTGTAACCGTTGATGTATCACAAGGTAGAGGGTTCGACTATTCTACTTTTAGTATCTTTGATGTGTCTCAAAGACCATTTAAACAGGTTTGTACATACAGAGATAACATGATTAGCCCCATGCTGTTTCCGGATTTAATAAATAAGTACTGTAGTAGATATAATGAAGCACTTGTAATAATAGAAAACAATGCAGAGGGTTCAATGGTCGCTACACAATTGCACTATGACATAGAATATCCAAATGTCTTTGTGCAAGGTATGACACATGCGAAAGACATTGGTATCACAATGTCTAGAAAGATTAAGAGAGTTGGTTGTTCCACTTTAAAGGAACTACTAGAAGAAAACAGACTATCTGTAGTAGATAGAGCAACGATTACAGAACTTATGACATTTGTTAATAAAGGTTCTTCATTCGAGGCAGACAGAGGTTATCATGACGACATGGTAATGAATTGTGTACTCTTTGCGTGGTTTGTAACCACAGAGTTCTTCACACACTTAACAGACACCGCTGTTAAAGATTTATTATATTCTGAACAACAGAAAATGATAGAGGATGACATGTTACCAGCGGGAGTATTTGGGGACCAAGGCGAAGTCGAATCATTTGTTGACGCTAGTGGCGACAGATGGTACTCTAAGGGTTCTTAGATATTATAAATATATAAATAAAAGTGTAAACAACTTTTACAATGTAAAAATACATTAACAGGAGAAAAGTATGGCATTTCAAGTTTCACCAGGCGTTCAGGTCAAAGAGATTGACTTATCGAATGTTGTTCCAGCAGTATCCTCAACAAGAGGTGGATTCGCTGGCGTATTCCAATGGGGACCTGTTGATGAAGTAAAAACAGTTTCAGATGGACAACAACTAGTTGAAGAATTCTACAAACCAGCAGACAATAACGCCTCTGTTGAAGACTTCTACACTGCCGAGTCTTTCTTGAGATATGGTTCTTCATTATCAGTAGTTAGAATTTCTAACACTGGTTTATTCAACGCAAACCAAACAGGAAACTCAGCAACATTATTAAAAAATTCAGACGACTATGTAAACACCTATAAATCAGGTGGGGCAGCAGGTACAGTCGGTAAGTGGGTTGCAAGACACGCTGGGGCTTTAGGTAATTCTATTAAAGTTCACATGTGTGCTTCTTCAAACGCATATTTCAATGACGCTGCTACCGCAGTCAACAATGGGTCAGGCTACGCAATTGGAGCAACATCAGTTGTAGTAGATTCAGGCGCCGCTGTTATAATTGGCGACATCATTAAGTTCGCAAATCACACGACTCATTATCAAGTAGTTGGTATTTCAACAAACACATTGACATTTAAGGCATTAAATCAACCAGAAGGTACTGGTCTTACAAGTGCTGTTGTTGATGATGAATCAGTTGATAGATATTGGGAACATT